ATACATTATATGAGATTGAAAAAAAAGGCACTTGGGTAGATCATGTTGAATATTATGATACTGGATATTCTGTTATATGTGTCACATCACATCATTGCACTGACGAACAGGAATTAATCTGGATTAAATACGGCTTCCGTAAAATTCCTCCAATTTATTGCCCGAGTCAAAAGACTTTTTTAATGGAATTATTCTATGATAGAAGATATGAATAGATTAAGGAATATTATATTTAAATTAAATAATTTAAATATAATCACACTATATTATATAATATAATGACATCAGAGGCGCAAAAGAAAGCCAACCTTAAATGGCGAGAAAAAAATAAAGACCGATATAATTCCATTTGTTTAGCATCAACAAAAATATATAATGAAAATCACAAAAATGAAATAAAATTGAAACAAAACGGTTATTATTTATTCAGAAAAGAAACCGAAAGATTAAGGAATATATATTTAAATTAATTATTTAAAAATCAATTTAAATATATTCTCTATACATAGTATATAAAATGGCTCCAACAATTTATTATGTTCCTGATTCTTACGCTTTTAAAGGAAACAATTTTCCTACTTGCTCTCAAGAAGAATTTATTTCACGTCTTCAACAAAAATTACCTACATATGAAGTAATAACTAATGATACAAAAGTTAAATATTATTTTGATTTTGATTATTATGTTGATCCTGATGATTTTCATTTAGACGTGGCTACTATTATTCAAAATATTTTAAAAAATCGTATTACTGAAGGTTTAAAGGCAGTTGCAAATGTTACTCCAAATATTAGTATTTTACAATCACATAGTAAAAATATTGGCGATGGTCGTGGAAAATATAGTCTTCGTTATTATGTAAGTAACATGATTGCAACAAAACAAAATATAAAAGATTTTGCTATTGATTTAAATAAATATTTTGACAAACAAGAAACTGAATTATGGGATTATATTGAAAAATCAGACGCTAATGTTTTTGATATAAGTGTTTATGACAGTAATAAAAAAATGCGTTGTTATGAAACAAACAAACCTAATGAAAAACGACCTTTAATTTTGGCAGAAGGAACTATTGAAGGAACTGTAATTACTGGTTGTTTTGATCCTAATGTAATTGATGTAAATTATGTCTCACATATAGATAAATCAGATAATCATATTTCATCTAGTCATATTTCTCAAAAAATAAATGTTGAAGATAAATATTTGGATTTATTGTTTAATGTCATTGGAAATGGTAAATTTATTGATTATAAACTATGGTTTAAAATTTCATGTATATTAAAATGTAATGGATATTCATTTGAGACAATTGAAAAATATACAGCAATAGTAGATCCTGAAAATCCTAAAACTAAAAAAATTTGGGACGCAATTGACAGCAAACGTCCTGTTAGCATTTATGCTCTACAAAATATTGCAAAAGAAAAGAATTTTAATGCATATTTTGAATGGTTGGATAAATATAACGAATACATTACGATTGAAATTATTGATAAAGGAGTTAATGAAATATCAAAATTTATTTCAAAATCTTTAAAATCTACTTTAATCTATGATAATAAAACTTGGTACGCATGTAAGAATAATTTATGGGTTAAAATTGAAGAACCTTATGCTATGATTGTATGTGCTATTGAAGATGAGTTGGATAAATATGTAAAAATACTGACTGATAAACTCAATAAACTTGATAAACAAGATGAAAATGCAGTTGCATTAGCAAGAAATAAAATTAAATTAGCAAGTGAAGCACGAATGCGTGTTGTAAGTTACATGGGACAATATAAGAAACTTTTAACGGATTATTTATGGGTTTGTAATTTTAATGAGAATCTTGATACAAATATTTATCAAATTGCATTTAAAAATGGAATATTTGATTTACGTACAGGTGAATTTAGAAATGGATTATTTCCAAGTGATTTTATTACCAAGACACTTCCATATGATTATGAAGAGCCAAACGAAAATGATATTTCAAAAGTTCGTGATGAATTAAAAAAGATTTGTAATTATAATGAAACGCATTTGGAATATTATTTGTCTATTCTTGGTTGTGCTCTTACTGGAGATGCAATGAAACAACAAGAATTTTATTACTTACGAGGACAGAAAGCTGGAAATGGTAAATCAGTTATTTTTGAGGCACTTGATGATATTCTACCTATTTATTCTATGAAAATGGAAAGTGATGTTTTCAATGAAAATAATTCAAATCGTCACAAAGAAGTTGCCACTTGGGCAGGAAAGAGAATTGCTTGGGCAAATGAAATTGGAACCAAAAAATTAGACCGTGAATTTCTCAAAGACGTAAGTGATGGTACAAAAATAAAATATAAACCTCTATATAAAGAAAGTGAATATATGCCTATCAATTTCAAAGCATTTATCGTCTCAAATAATACGATTAGTTTTGATAGTGATGAAGGTGTAAAACGTCGTTTGCGTTTAGGACAAATGGATTCAGAATTTATTGAAGGATTAGAACAAGATGATTATTTAAATTGTCGTTTTATTAAAGATACTGAGTTTGGTAAAAAATTACGTTTTGATTATAAATTTGGTTTGCTTCATCTTCTTTTTAGATCAGCAAAGAAATATGTTGATAATAATTATAAATTGTCTATTTATCCAAGTGATTGGAAAGAAGAAGCAAAAGAGGTTGTTGCTTCTAATGATAATTTCAAGGAATGGTTCCTTACTAAATTTGAATTTGGTGAAGGTGAAATAACAGAATATAATTTGAAAAAAATTATCAAATCTGGAAATTTTGAAAAAGTTAAATTTGCAGATCAAGTTAAAAAAAATAGATGGCTTTGTAAATTTGACAGGGAAAAAAGGTCTTGGTTTGGTATAATAGAGAAAGTAGAACAATAGGTTTTTAGTTTTTTTCACATTTTCACGTTTTTCACGTTTTTCAAAAGTCCCTTGTGAGGGGGGTATTTTTTATAGGGGTTTTTAAAAATGTGAAAAATGTGAAAATGTGAAAAAGTTCTTTTTAAGAAAATAAAATCCTAATCCGGACTTTCTTGAATAAATGCAAACTTAATTAAATAAGAAAATCCTCTATGCCATAAGAGTAAATAGCCGAAGTAAATCCGCACTGTTATCTAGCAGATTGTCAATGATCTGTATCTTTAAATTCTTACTGGTATGTAGATGAAGTGTAATCCAAGCGTTATCAAGGCAGCGATCGTGATACACATTTCTATTTATGACGGTAATATGGTCGTCGTTCATTTGCTTACATAATAGGCAGGGCTTTAGTTCCACATACGGGTTCTTTAAATAGGTTTCCATATATTATATATTTATAAAATATAATATAAAGAGCAAATAAAATAATCCTACTTGCGTATTAAATGTTTTGCATCAACGCGTGCAGTCTTGCCACCCATGACGGCACTATAGACGCGAGCCTGCGCCCATTGTTCTGGAGATCTAATACCTTTCCTTACGCTAGAAGGATTGGTTTTAAATGCACCAACGCCTTTATCAAAGATAGTTTCTAATCCAGTTTTTTTATATCCAGTAATTTTTGAGATATCAGCTAAACTGTGTGGTGTATCTTTTTCAAATCCATACTTCTTGTTAAATTGATTCTTATAAGTATAAGAGCTCATTCTATAAGGTACATTAATAAAATAAAATAAATTGAAATCACTTAAAATTTATTTAACATTGTATAATAAAATGAATTATTTAAGAGGACGTGATAATGGTAAAGTCATTCTCTTGACTAGATATAATATATATTATTACATGGTTAAGAATTTCTTACGCAGAATTTTTAGATTTTAATTTTATTTTTAATTTGAAAAAAAAATTGAAATGATTTTTTTTGTTTAAGTTAAAGACATTAACATATAACAAAACAGCTTAAAGAATTTAAAATGAGAACATATTTTGATACGGAAAGTTTGAAGGTAGGAATGATCGTTGAGTATGATTACAGCGGCGGACAAAATAGTTGTGGTGTTGATTATTATCTTACAAAAGTTACAAAAACATATGTAGAGGGATATTATATTATTGGAGATAAACGAGGTGACATTAAAAAATTTACGAAACCGAAAGAAATAAAAAAAAAGGTCTGCCGTGAGAAAATAAACTGCGGACATATACACGAATGTGGTTGCAATAAGAACTATTGTGAAGATTGTCTTATTGCCATTGACAATGATGAGTTAATGTTTTGCGATGATGAGACTTGTAAGCATTACTATAGTTACAGAAATGACAACTGTGATTGCAGAGATAATTTCTGTGGATTTTGCAGTGTAAAATATTAATTATGCGAAATAATAAATAGGACCCTTTGGTTTTGAATCTGCAACACCAGGAGTAACTTTGAATTTTGAGGCAGCATTTTGTTGCGTCTTAGTTTCACGTTCCTTACGAACTGGTTTTTGTACTGGTTCCTCTTCCTCCTCTGATTCGGTTGCAGATTCATAAATAATGGTTTTTTTTTTCTTTGGTTTCTTCTTTTTCTTGATTACGATAACTTCCTCCTCGGATTCAGTTTCAGATTCTTCAATTACTTTTGGTTTTTTCTTAGGTTTCACAGGTTCATCTTTGTGAGTGGCAGCAGATACAGCTGGAACTTTTTTAATCTTTTTAGGTGCTACCTGAATAGGTTCTTCCACACTTTCATTATCAGATTCCTCTTCAACATCAAGTGGCTCTTTAGCGGAATTAAGTTTATTTTTTAATGCTTTTAATATTTCTTTTTTACCCTTTACATCTATTTTTGCAGCGGCAGCATCAAGAGACGGTTTTTGCTTTGCGGCTAATGCAGCTCTCATTCTCTCAGTAGCGGCGATTTGTTTTTCGGAACGTTGCTTTTTAGGTTTGGTTAAAGTTTCGGAGGCATCATTATCTGAGACGGCATTATGGTCTTCGGTATCGGACATTTATATAATATAAGAAAAAAATAAAATACGCTTAATTAAATAAAGAATTTTATTTTCTCTAAAGTATTTATATATGACTATTACTGACATTAAGGAGGAAACCAATGATAGTATAAAAAAAATGAAACCAATTAAGGAGCGAATGGATATAAATTTGAAAGATATACCAGCAGGCATCTCACGCCGTAATGGTATGATCTATTTGCTAGTAGGGAGTGGAGGTAGTGGTAAGACTTCATTACTTCTAAATCAATTTAAAAAGGGAGGTGCTTATCATAAGAAGTTTCATCACTTACATTATTTTGCACCTGCATCGTCATTTGCTTCCGTTAAAGACCATCCCTTTGCTAAACACGATAAAGTATATAATGAACTAACAATTGATTCATTGGCGGATTTGCGAAATGAGTTAATGGAGATAAAAGAAAATATGGAAGAAGATGATGAGCCAGAGTATTCGTTGGTAATAATAGATGACTTTGCAAATGATCTAAAAGATAAAGGGATACAGAAGATGTTAAACTCAATGTTAATAAAAGCTCGTCATTTAAATTGCGGATTTATATTTACGTTGCAATCATATTTATACATGCCAAAAATATTACGTAAGCAAATAACATTTGCCACGATATTTAGACCACGTAATAGTGAGGAATGGGAAACAATTAGAAAAGAAATTTTACAAATGAAGGAAGATGATGCGAAGAAGATTTTTGATTATGTATTTAACGAACCATATCAACATTTAGACATAGATGCATTTGAAAATAAGATTTATAAGAATTTTAACTTATTGAATATTACAGATACAGACAAAATATAAAATCACCATATAATGTAAATGGAACATATAGAATCAATCCAAATATATTTAAACAGTCGTTATGCAACAGAGGTAGTAAATGGTAATATAGCAAATTGTATTTATTATTTACCTGTGATTGAAATACCAGATGGTCATCACATTTATTTATCTCTCCAAAACGCAACAATACCTTATAGTTTTTATAGTATTACTAGTTTTGATAATACCTTCATATTTGGTCTTGTAGGTGATCCTCCAACAACTTATTACGTGCAGCCAGGTAATTATAATGTGACACAATTGATTGATGTGATTCAGCTAGCAATGGGGTCATCATATACAATCACATATAGTAGCATCACAAGTAAGATTTTGATAACACATGCAAGTGCAAACTTTACAATTTATGCATCAACAATAAATCATGTTTTAGGATTTAGCAAAACTACAAATACGACAAGTGTAGGAAATTTATTGTATGGACGAGATTGTGTAAATTTAAATCAAATTCGTGCTTTGAATATTGAAATCAATTTTCCTACATATAATGTAAATATAGCGCAAGCATATAATCAAAATATTTTAGCAACAATTCCAGTTTATGTGGCGCCCTTTTCAATTATTACTTATCAGAATCCAAATAATTTTAGAACAAATTTATACGTGAATAAACTAGACCAAATACAAATTCGTATTTTAGATAATGAAAGTAGGCTAGTTGATATGAACGGGATACAATACCAAATGACTTTACAATTAGATTGTGTAAAATTTACTGAATAAAATATTTTATTATTGTTATATATTATAAAATGATTGGATACAAAATGCCTTTAGGAAAAGCTATGATGGGACATAAAATGCCCCTCGGTATGAGTAGAATAGGACACAAAACTCCTTTAATGATGAGACCTACTGCAAGAGCTGTTGAGGAAGCTTTAACAAAAAAAGTAAGCGGAGGTTTAGAAAGAAGAGTTTTAAAAAGATAAAGCCTTTTCATTTAGCCAAAATAAATGATTTAATTGTAATAAATGATTTATTTTTTATCTGATGTAATATTATATAATGATTCCTGCTAATCTCAAATTTCAATCCAAGGTTGAATCAGCCCCTGCCCGTCGTTATTTGACTCAAATCCAACCTCAAGGAGGAACTGGAACTTATAACCCCGGTGATACCATTACCATTAACATCCCTACTAGAAACAACACTGCTCTTATTCCCTCTGAATCTTATTTAAGAGGTAACTTTAACTTGATTCTTTCTGGTGCTGCTACTGCTGCCACTTTAGAGTCTTGTGGTTGGCACCAATTTATTCAACGTGTCCGTGTATTCCACGGCTCCAACTTGTTAGAAGATATTGATAACTACGGTCAGCTTGCTAAGATCCTTTATGATTACCAAGCCCCTGAAGATGCAGTCAAAGGCCGCTTTGCTATTACAAGTGGAACCAACGAAGAGTATTCCGGTGTTGGTGTAGCTGCTGCTGCGTTAGCAAACGTTCGTTCTGTTAATAGAGGTCGTGCTCTTGGTGCCCTTGGTGCTTCTACACACACCTTCCCTTTTGCTATTAACTTGGTTTCCCTTGTTGGTGCTTTAGCTGGTGAGAAATACTTACCTCTTTGGGAAATGACTGCTGCTCCCCTCAGAGTTGAAATTGTCCTCCAATCTTCCCTCATTAGATCTATGATGGTTGAAGGTGGAACTGGTCTTAACTTTACTGCCACAGCGGTAAATTATTCTGGAGAATTCTTGGAGCTCCCTGACTCAGCTGTCTCTGCTATTAAATCAGGTTCATCTAGCCCTATGCAAATGGTTCTTCCTTCATGGAGATCTTACACTAACTCAGCAAATATTCCTGCTACTACTCAAACACAAGTTAGTTTCCCTATCCCTGCCAAATTCTCATCTCTTAAGAATATCGTTGTTGCAACCCGCTCAACTGCTGGTTTAGCTGCTCAATATCCTTCATCTCACTGTGCTTTCGGTGTTGGAAGTGCTAACTCTATTGGATACCAATTTAGAGTTGGTTCCGAAGTTCTTCCTTCTACTGCTCCTACATCTTTCCCTGAAATCTACAATGAAGCTGTTAAATGCTTTGGCTCTCTTGCTGATTTACAAGTCCAACCTTCCATTGACAATACCGCTTTCACCCTCAATGCTCCTAATACCGTTGCTGGTTTGGTAGAGGCTTCCACTGAAGATAGTGGTGCTTTCTTGATTGGTATTGACATGGAGATTTACCAAAATGCTGACAAGGCATCTATCTTTGCTGGAACCAATACCAATACAAGTGATATCTTTGCAATCATCAACTATTACACCGCTGGTGCCGTTACTGTCCTCCAAACTGCCTTTGCTTGCTACGATCAAGTTCTAGTTTATGAGAACGGTGTTTGCTATGCCAGATATTAAGCATTTAGGTGTTAAGTAGATAAATCATTATAATAAAATATTAAGTTATTATAATGGACGTAGAAGTAGCAAAATTATGGTTAAATCCATCAGTATTAACAACGACAACAACTAACGTAGGAGTAAGAGATGCAACATTTAGAAACTGTACTTATTTTGTAGATTTGAGAGAATGTTTAGGAGAGACGCTATATACAAAATATGATACATTCAAAGTATTAATAACATATTCAGGAACAATCTCCGCGACAGAAATGAATACTATTTTTGTTGATGGATTAAATCTAATTAATGCATCGTATCAAGGAAAGACCGCATCAACTAATATAGCAGTAGCAGCTCAAGGTTCTAGTGCTGCGGCAACACTTGGTAATATAGGAAAACAAACACAAACACGAGAGTTCATAATGATAAAACCTGATAGTAATAAAATATCACTTACATTTAACGTAGTAGCAGATAGTGGAGTAACTACAAATGTGGGAAACTTTCCAATTTTTTTAACATTTGCACCAATCAAAAAAGATGTAATCTATAAAAATCCGTGGAACTTGCTTTACCAAAACGAACAGGCAAACTTTACATTATCAACCCGTATTTTATCGGCAGGAGCAACAAATGCTTTTGGCACGATGAACGCAACCATGACGAATTTTACATTTACAAATGTGAATATGCGAAGAATTATAGGAACATTATGGGATAAATATGACAAGTTCAATTTAATATGTGCGAGTTGTGGGATAGGAAGTGTAGCAACATCACTTTCAGGTAATCAAAGACTACAATGGTTCCAAGTAAGCGGACTACAATTTATAAACTCATTATCGGTTCTTAATACTAATATGCTACAGCAAGGATATACTGTAACACCTATTTTTAATCCACAAAACGTAAGCACAGCAGACGCCGAATCATTTTCAAATCCAATCGGATCAACTACATTTAGAAAACCTGAATCTGAAACTGTAGATTTAACATTTCAGTTATGGTCTATAAATAACAATTCAACAGTATTAAACGCTCAAATGAATCATTTTACATTGAGTTTTATTGTTGTTGGTATTAAAGAATAAAATATAATGATAATATAAATGCTATCTAAAAATGGGTCATTAATATTATCAACGAGTTCAACAGTTAATCCATGCACGATTAACGCACAGAAGACACAATTTACATTTTCAAATATTGACTTGAAAAATGTATTAGGAGAGATGTGGGATAAATATGATATTTTTGCTTTGAAACCAGTAAATCTTGTCACAAACGGAACTATAACAATCGTTAGTGGTTCAACATATGGTGTTGTTACATATAATTTAGCAGGGCTTGATTGGACGAATATAAAATATGATACGGCACTTAATAGTAAAAAATATGTTCCACTTGTATTTAGTGCTTCATCAGCATCAACACCAAATCAAAATGTGTTGGTAACAAACACAGGACAGAGTTTTAACTTTCGTAAAGGATGTAGATTTGTAGATTTAGAATTTTCTATGACAGAATCAAATACAGTAGGCATTCAAAACTTTGGAGTGTTTCCAGCAGGTAATTTTTATAATGACGCAGCATTTCATTTTGTAATTGAACCAGTCATAGAGGGAGAGATGAATGAGTGTGCTATATTTGGATTTAATACGAATCAGACAATAACAAGTCAAGTTGGAAGAACAATAACATCATCATTTACAGAATACAACTATGCGTCATTTGATATGCGAGATTTATGCCGTGATTTTTGGGATAAACACGAAGATTTTGAAATAATGATGTCGTCGTATGTTTCTGTTGGTATTGGAACATTATCGGGTAATGCGCGAACTATGCTTTTTCAAATGAATGGTCTTAATTTTGTAAATAATGGAACACAGCAAGGATCATCAACTGGACGCTTGCAACTCAACGCAGAAAGTCCAATAATTGGCGGTATAGTTCATGCCACCGGAGCATCTGGTCATCAAGTAGCAAATCAGGTTGCATTTGCACCAATCCAATTTAAGAAGGATAAAGACAATGTAAATCTAACAATTACATTTCGTAATTACGATAATAATGGAAATTATAATGGAGTATCACTTTCTAATTATAGAGCAGTAATAACTTTTTACATTAAACCAATTTACAAGGTTGAAAAGGCTACACTATGTATTAATCCATTCTTTCTTACAACAACACAGACCAATTTAGGTATTCGTAATACGGCATTTACGCAATTTACAATAAATAATATTGATTTGCGTTCAATGTGTAGATCAATGTGGAATAAGTATAAGAAATTTAATATTTTTCTAACAACGACAGTAAGCACCAACGGATCATCAAATGCGGCTAATGGTTGTTTTAATTTACAATTGGAAGGTTTAGATTTTATAAATCAGACGGCATATATTACAACAACAGCACAAACACAAGTGGCGACACTGGGTGCTATACTTGTTGGTAATGGCGCACCTTATATTGGAGGACATCAATGCTCTTATTTAACTACTTTTTATAAAATGGAAGATTTGGTAAGTCTCACATTTAACGCAGTTGAATTAGCACCAACACCAACATTTACAAACTCACCACTTGAGAATATGTATATTTTCACCATAGTTGGAGTTCCAGAAGACGAAGGACAAGCAGAACAATTAAAACAAAATAGAATGCGTTAATTATACAAATATATTTGAGCCTTTAATATTTTCAATTGAATGAGCGTTATATGCATCTATAGCACCAGCAACACCAATAGCTCTTGGATCTTTAGTAACCATAGATACAGTAGGAAGAATTTTAAAAGTATGAGGATTTGCCAATGTTTTTACGGCAGGGTTCCAAGCAGTAGTTCCACTAACAACATCACCAGCAGTTCTATAAATATTTCTATTAGGACCGCCTTTGACTTTTTGACCGATTGTAGAACCTGCATCTAAAGCATATACCTTATCATTTTTTTTAGCAATATCTTGAATAATACGACCACCTAGAGAATGACCTGTAATTGCGGTTTCAGTTTCGTCATATTTTGCTTTTGCTTTTTTAAGAGTTTCGTCAGCTTCCTTATATCTGGTAGTATCTTTGAAGCCACCAAATACATTTTCGTAACTGCGATCAAATCCTTTTTTCCATGATTCAGGTAGTAATGCTTCAATACCGCGTTCAATAATAGGCTTGCCTTCATTTTTGCGAATACCAAGAGCTAATTTTAAATCTGAATTAATCCAGTCAGTTACATTATGAGAACCAGTAACGTTATATAATAATTTTTTGGTTTCAGGATTATAATAGACTTGTTGATTTTCATTAGATAAACCCTTATCTATCTGGTAACCATATTTTGCCATTTCTTGAGCTTGTTTATTTTCATTGCCAATATAACCCACACGTAGAGAATCATAAAGGCTAAGAGGCTTGATTGGATTATTCCCAGCATTATTCATAATATATATATTAATATATTATTAATTATTCCTTTTTATTTTCAGCAAGAGATTTGCGATATTCTATTTCTTCTAAAGGGGTACGAGATGTAGCTTCTCTCCAATAGTCTTCAAGAAGATAAGAAAGAATTGGAAATTGTTCCATTAAACCAGTAGGAATACGGTTATAATAATAATCCATGTATTGCCAATCCAAACCGAATTTTGCAGGACTATATGTAAATTCAACTTCTTCTAATTTATAAACTAGACTATCAGGTATATTTTCAAGATCAATAAATACTTCACGAACATTTTCTTCTAGAAATGTTACCTCGGGTTCTAAAAATACACTCATTGTTTTTATATATAGAGAGAAATTAATCTGAATATTTAAATCCAGTTCTTGATAATATATTTTCAATTTCATTATAAAATTCTTCTTTGTTATAATCTAATACTTCAGGAGTTCCAGTTGCATCAGTTAATCTAATATAATAATCTCTAATTTCAGATAATTTAGCATTTCTTCTTGGAATTTTACCTAAACCTAGTTCATTACTAATTTGTTGAAATCCTTGTCTTAATATACTACTACTACTTCTACTAGCTCCACCACCAACTTTCTCTCTTGGTTGTAATTGTGGTCTTCTTGGTAAAACGTATTCTTCTTCCTCTTCACCCTCAGCAAAAAGCTCAGTTTGAACTTGAGGTTCTGCTCTTGGACCACCCTCATTTAATGACTGAGTAAATGTTTCTTCTCCTTCTTGAATATCAGGTAGAAAAATTGTGCTTGATTGCGCAAAAGGGTCAGCTCTTTGTCCTGCGCCTGGTTCTTGTGCGCCTCTAAAACGCTCTAATATAGGATTCATTATTCCACCAAGTCTTGTAATATCAGCAAATCGTTGTCCCTGTTGTTCTTCAATATCTGCTAATCTTTGTTGTTGAACCTCAGCACGTAAAGCGGCAACACCAGCAGCATTACGCTCTGTAATATCCCGAATTTGTTGCTGACTCATACCAGGTTCAACTTGCCTTAATGAAAATAAATTAGGATCTCCTCGTCCCGTTTGCCCTGCTAAAGTTTTGACATATCCAACCATATCATTATCTTGTCTTATTTCATCAACTGGCATACTAGTCTTTTTTGCTCTGGATTTTCGTTTTTCCTTAAATACTCCAAGTTTAGATAATTGTTCTATCATTTTAACCATAGAATCTGTCTTAACTGAAATTTTGTTATAGTTGCTATTGTTAATTTTGGACATTATATAATATATTATTATATTATAATAAGAATGAGTATTAATAATTTAGATTACACTTCATATAATTATTTAACAAATTTAGCAACAGTAAATGCAAATGAAGTAAATACTGATATATTGACTAAATCAGATCCAGACATATCAGATTTACAATTTGACATGTTGGAAGGTATCCATACAAATGAAACAATCCAGCAGCAAATAGACAACATCATTACAGGTCTTCAAACCACAGGATATTGGGGTGCATTTTGGAGTGATGTAGATCAAACCAACGCTGGTACAACAAGCACTAATTTTATGACTGTTAATAATAGTGATCCTAGTAATAATGATGTTGTGATAGGCACAACTAGTTCGCAAATCAAAGTATTAAATGATGGTGTTTATAATATCCAGTTTTCAGCACAAGTTGATAAAAGCGATGGAGGAACAGATGAATTACAAATATGGTTTTTAAAAAATGGAGTCAATATTGAGGACTCAACTCGTATATATACTTTAGAAGGCAACCCCGATAGATTGACAGCAGCACTTAATTATATGCTTGAATTAAATGCGAATGATTATATTCAGATAGCATGGCATTCAGCAGATATAGATATGTTTTTACATCACGACGCAGCAGGTGTAAGTCCAACAAGACCAGAGACGCCAAGTGTGATAATAACGGTTCAGCAAGTTATGAATACTATGGCTGGACCACAAGGAGCACAAGGTATTCAAGGTATTCAAGGTATTCAAGGTGATACAGGTGCAACAGGGCCACCCGGACCACCAGGAGGACCACCCGGACCACCAGGGCCACCAGGACCATCAGGAGGACCAACAGGACCAACAGGACCACAAGGACCACAAGGACCAGCAGGACCAGCGGGAGATGGACCAGTAGCATATTCAGCTTTAGCTTTAGCAACAACAACGGCTGCTGGATTAGCGGCATATATCGTAAGTAATAATGCGTCTCAAGCAGCACAAGACGTTATCATAGCAGCAAATACGGCAGATATAGCAACAGATGAAGCACGTATAACATCATTAGAAGTAAAAACAACTGACATGACTTGGGGAATAGCAACAAGAACGACATTTGGTGGAAGAGTTCAAATAACAAATACTGGAGCAGCACCAGGTTCAACAGCTGTTTATTTAGGTTCATCTGATGCTTCTACATTTCTCTATGGATTATCAGCATCAAATGCTATTTCAACTACAAGCACATTTACAAGCACATCAGGAACATCTCAACTATCATCGTTACTCGTTAATAATAATTTTGAAGTTGCAAATGATGCGACTATTACAGCGGGAGAATTATATATTACACGAACCCTACTACCATCACAAAAAAAATTGGTTCTCTATGATAATAATACGGGAAATGATTATGATTATTTGGGATTTTGGACGGATAGTGGTGCTACAAATCGTAAGTTTTTGAATTGTGAAATAGATGGAAATTCGGACTCGGCATTCCAGTGGTATTATGGAAATGGATTTGGAACAGCAAGAACATTAATGAAAAAGTTGAATGCAACAATAGAACAAACATTTTGTGGATCATCAAGATTTTGTAAATTAGCAGGTTCAACTCAACAAATAGATTTAACACGCAATTTAGCAAATAATGAAGTTATTATTAATTTGCTCGGTGATACAGCAGGAGCAAATGAGTATGACGGGCAAATAATCCAAGACAAAGGAAATTCACTTGATGATAATAGAGGAATAATGACAATCCAAAGTGGTGGATTAATTTTAAATGCTTTGTCAGCTGGTATTCTAACATCATCTACAACTTCAACAACTATTGGAGCAGGAACAACATTAACACTTAATTCTGGTAGTGAGACTGAAGTAAATTGTACTACATTTGATATTAATGCATCAGGAGCAATCACACTAGATACTCCAAGCACTCTTACTACGGCAAGCACAGGAGCAACAACTTTCGGCGCAAGTGCATTTACATTTAATACAACTTCAAGTTCATCTATGGCTCTTAATACAACAGCAGCAACTTTTGGTATAACTTGTAATCAACCATTGGTAATACAAAATACTGCGGTCGGAGAAGATATTACAGTTTCAACAGGCGGGCAATTAAATCTTACATCAACTCTTTCAGGTGCAACTGATGCTATAAATATTACAACAAATACAACATCAGGCTATGATATGGTTTTAAATAATACAACACAAACTAATTTTAATATAAGTTGCCGAGATAATTTAATCATTTCAACACCACCTACAAGAAGTATAGAAATTGATGCTGGTTCAGGTGGAATGGTTTTATCTACGGAAGGACAAATGGATTTAACTGCTACAAGTAATATTAATCTAACAAGCACAACAAGCGATGTTTATATTCTATCAACTGACGCAACTATAGAAACAACCACAGGAGTTTTAAGTTTATTGCCTTATGGAGGATTAAATACAACAGCAGCAACAGGCGATATTAATTTTATAGCAACAGCAGGTGATATGTTATTTGATGCTTTTGGTTCAAGCACATTTGATGGGTCAGTCATGATAATGACAAGTGGTTCAACTTTTAATGTAACAAGTAATACCGATTCAAATATTACAAGCACAACTGCGGATATTAATTTGACCGCAAACAATGGAGTTATTAATATGAATACACCGCTTGTTTATATTGGAACGGCATTACAAGTTGATGGAGCAACAACACTAAATGGATTAGCAACACTAAATGGTGGATTTACAAGCACGGCATCAAGTAATGTAAATCATAATTTATTAATACAGCAAAACAGTTATACGCAACCAATGGCAAGCACATCACAATTGGGATATACTAATACTCAAACAACATTTACAGACCCTATGAGTAATTCTCTCATAGCAAGAAGTAATTTTACTTTACCTTCAAAAGGTGTTTGGTTAATTGTATGTGGCTATGAATGGGGAACAAACGCAGCAAATGTAGTTGAGGCAAAAGAGATAATTTTATCTACTACTTCAGGAGGCGCTACTCCAGCAGCATATGGTTTAGAATATTACGAAGAAATTAATGACTCAGCCGGAGCAGCCGGATTAAGACAAGTTGGAACAATCATGGGCGTAGTTAGTGTTACAACAGCAACAACAATCTATGTAAATGCTCGGTCTCAGATTTCGTCAGGAACAAATGCAGAACTAAGAACAAATGTTAGTTGGACGAGAATTGCATAAAAATAAAATATTATTTATTATTATAATGTCAAGTTTCTCCTTTTTGAAACCAGCGAACCAATTATGGAAAGACGCAAAGATTGCCAAAGTCCATAAAAGGATTTTAGAAAGAATAACAGATATGCCACATGAAATTCGTGCAAATAAACATAACATGGAATTGCTGTCGTTAATTTGCAACATGATTGAAAACTCAGGAATTAAAAATAGTGAAAAAAATGCCAAACTAAAAATAGATAAGAAATTACTACTTATCACAATATACAAATCCTTATATGGAAACTTAACAGCAGATGATGTTGAAATACTTAGTAAGAATATAGAATTCCTCCATGACAACCAACATATAGTATCTCACCCCTGGTACCGTCTTGTAAGTAGTTGTATTGTTGATTGGTTCAAACGTAAAGTTCTTTGAATAATTCAATATATAAAAGATTACGTAAGAGAGAAAATGCAAGACTGGTTAGTAGATAAATTCTTAAAAGAAATAAAGGCTTCTAAGAGATCAGCTTATTTAGTTACATCTTTATTATCATTAGACGCATCATTCATAATTAAATTAATTCTTAACAAATATGGTCTTGGTTATTTATTCAATTATATATTATTATTTACAATATTTTAAATTATTATTTTATTTCATATATGTATATGGTTTATGATATAAAAGATTATTCATTTAAACAAGCTGCAAAGTTAGGTGTAGATATAAAGCCATCTACAAAAAAGAATAAGAAGATAGATGTAATTAAAAATAATAAAGTGATTGCATCTATAGGTGACAAACGATATAGCGACTTTCCAAGTTATGTAGAAGATAAAGGTAAGAAATACGCTGAAGAGAGAAGGAGACTATATAAGATAAGACATGCAAAAGATTTAGGTAATAAAGATAGTCCAGGGTATTATGCAAATAAAATATTGTGGTAGCCAGATAATTAAGCAGATGCTTTATAAATAGTTATAAAGTATATAATTAAGTTCTTACGCAGATAATTAAGCAAATGCTTTATAACAAGATATAAAGTATATAATTAAGTTTTTATGTAGATAATAGCATAAAGATTTAATTAAAAATTTTTAATTAATTGTTTATATCGTTTTTTTGACTTATTATTTAGTTAAATACTTAATTATCTGATAATAACAGTCCAACTTAATTATCTGGCAAGCAAAGTCGCATATAAATTGTTTTAAAGTTGTAGCTTAATTATTTCTTCTATTAATTTATATTTAGAGAGAAATTATCTCAATATATATTACAATGGACTTTACTGATTTAATCAAAAAAAGCAAACCTAATATATCCGAGAGTTCTTCAAAAACTTATAATTCTTTATTACGATCTATTTACACAAATGTATTTGGAAAAACTGACGAACCTAATGTTAAAAACTTTAGCAAATCAAAAGAAATACTTGATTGGCTTGGTAAAAAAGCATTTAATACTAGAAAAACTTATCTTGCTGCTCTTGTATGCATTGAACCTGATGAACCTAAATATAAAGATATGATGTTAGATGATGTTAATACATATAATAAGGAAATGAGTAAAAGTGAATTGACTGATAAACTGGAAGATAGTGCTATATCTGAGGACGAGATTATGAGTTTGCGTGATACTCTTAAGACTGAAGCTGAGTTTCTCTTTAAAAGAAAAACACATAAGGTTGCAGATTTGATGGAAATACAAAACTATATTATTTTTTCTCTCTATTATGGATTTATAGTTCCTCGTAGAGCTATTGATTATACTGAAATGAAATATCAAAACTACGATAAGGATAATGATAACTACATTGATCTAAAGAAAAAACAATTAGTATTTAACAAATTCAAAACTGCAAAATTTAAAGGAACTCAAATATTAGATATTCCACCAGCACTTTTTAAAATTCTCTCTAAGTGGGTTTCTATAATACCTAAAGAGATTGATAATTTATTGTTCAATAGTAAGTTAGAACCCCTTAGTAATGTAGTTCTAAATCAAAGACTTAATGGAATATTTGGCGGCAAGAAATCCGTAAATTCATTAAGACATTTTTATTTAACAAGTAAGTATAAAACTCTTATGATTGAAAAAAAGAAGATGGAAGAAGATATGAATCAAATGGGATCTAGTTCTAAACAAGCTGACGTGTATATCAAGACAAATGATAAAGAATAATATTTATATAATATATGAAGTCAATTATTATATTTTGCATAAATGCTTTTCATTGCATTACCGATAGTCTTTACAGATGTTTTTATAAATGTTGTTGTTGCAATTAAAGCCAAGGTCACAATGGCACCTTGGGTTTAATATAATGGCAGGTTGGAATTTGATAGTCACTCATAGTCGCTCGGGTTTATTGTTACGTACCCTGTGTTCCAACATATTACAATATTTTATTTTTAAGTATTTTTATTATTTAATAATAAATTCCTAAATTCTTCCACTTTTTTTGCATTTTTTTTTAAATTCTTTTTTACTGTTTCTCTCTTTGCAGCTAATTTACCTTTGTTTTTACGGACTGTTTCATTGTAATTATTTTGATATTCTAGTATCTTTTCCTTATTGTCTTGGTAACGTTTTTTATTGTAGTCTTTTAAAAATTCTTTGTTTTCTCCATAATATTTTTGCATGTATGTTTGTTCCATATTATTATATAAAGATTTTTTATTTACATTATAATTAAATGTCCGTTATTGTTGTCATCATTAATTATTTTTAATTTTAATGCTGAAACAACATTTATTAACCATTTCGAACAAAATTTTACAAACACATCTTGACCTAATATGTTTTTTAAATCTTCTCCATTATATTTTTTATCTTTAAAAGTTTTTAACATAAAACTTTCCATTTCGTTTAAGTCAAATAATATATTCTCTTTTTGAGTTTCAATTGAAACACCGCATTTTAATGCCTCAATAATACTATCTTCAGCACATTTAATTAATTTATCTTTACTATTAAATTTAAACGGCATTTCAATTCCAGTTCCATTATAAAACAATAACCAACTATTATCTTTATTCATTTTAATAATTTAAATTTAATTTGTTAGTAGGGTTCGTATCTTAATGCCAATCACAAAATGAAAAAAAAGCATTTCAATTTTTTTTTTAAATAAAAATAAAATTAAAATCATTTCAATTTTTTTTTCTATCTTGCCCTGAATTTAATTTTATTTTTATTTAAAAAAAAATTGAAATGATTTTATAAATAAAAAATAAAGACATAAATTAGAATGGCAGTATTTCACACAAAGACATTTACTCAACACGACGATTATATGACTCCTAAATATGCTTGGGAAAATATACAGCAATATATACCGAAGGACAAATTAATATGGGAAGCGTTTTATGGTGATGGTACATCAGGAAAACATTTAAAAGAATTAGGTTTTAATGTTATTCATGAAGCAATTGATTTCTTTGAAAATGATATTGGAGAGATTATAGTTTCAAATCCACCTTTTAGCAAAAGCAAAGAGGTTATGAATAGATTATT